TGAACCGAATATTCGGAACGATGCTCTAGGTATATCAATTTCTATCGTACTTACGTATTCGTCAGTAAACATGGTAGGAAATGCTATTTTGTCTATTATACCACTAATCGTTGGTATTGCAAATAATCATGTATGATCCCTTGATAGCTCCACTGGCAGCATTTTTTACAGTTGCTTTACGCCCATAGTGTATATTCTCAACGTATAGTTCTTGGAATGTACCATGTGGGGTAATCATTATAGTAAGACTGTCAAGGTTTAGCTTATTATTCCATGCTTTAGGGAAATTTATGACCCCATCTGCTGGAATATCGCCTTTGTCTCTTACAGCACTCCCCATGGTTGCATGATCTCCACGTTGTTCTGCCATTGGTGGTTCCTCCTCTTGGATGTAAATTTTGGCTTTGTCGATTCTTATTTTATGATATGTCTCACCCCAAATTTTTAGTTTGGAGCCGTCACCTTTACCGTTCATTATTCAAATGATTGAGTATTACTATAGTTACCCATCTTTGTTTCTATTTCTTCACCATCATTTAGGTTAGCGATAAGGAAATACCATCCTTGAATAGTTCCTCCGGCAGCATTTCTAACGATTGCCTGTCTTCCATACTGTATAGACTCAACATATAGTTGTTGATAAGTCTTGTATGGAGTTAGTATGATAGAAATAGTATTAGTTTTAATCTTGTTTGCCCAAGCTGTTGGGAATTCAATAACGCCATCAGAAGATAACCTACCTTTCGCTCTTACAGCTAGGTTATAGGTTTTTGATGATGACTCCAAATTGACTGACATTTTATTCCTTTGAATATTTGTTTTACTATTTATTATCTGGCGTATGCAGGATCGTCATAGTTCTCATCTGGGTAGTCGTTGTAACTGTCTCCCTCATATTCCACCACAAGTGGGTTCACATCCTTCCTCTCACCATAAACATGATAGAAGCAATCAGTCACACCCTCAAGAGTTATCTTACTATCATCCCACTCCTTTACTATTATATCCTGTGCTGCTCCTACTGGTTGTGTCTGTACAGTAATAGTGTCAGTCACCACAAGATCTTTCCAATAATCTGGTAGTGCAATCTCATTATCCTGAGTCCTACCTCTGAAATATACACCAACCTCAGGTCCTTCAAGACAGGCATATCTCAGTCTGTGACCCTCACCCTTGGTAGGATGAACCATATCAAATGGTTTTGGTTTAGCGTCAGCAACACCAAATCTGGCAGCGAGTCTACCCTTATTACCACAATCTACAGCACCTGTGACATATACATCTCCATCAATATAGACTGCATTTACTGCTTTCTCGCCATTTATCTCTACATCACCCTCTACCTGCAACGCTCTACCAGATACGCCAGGTGCAAAACCTCCTAAATCAGTACCTATGTTGAGTGTTCCTTTTGCGAAACCACCCTTATGTTTACCAATAAATGCAGGTCCTGATGCAGCAAGAGTACCAGTAAATGGTTTGTCACCATCTAGTGTATCTACTGATTGATCGACATGAGGTTCGGGACCTATAACGATCTTACCTGAGTGAATGTCTGGTATATTCATTCTTGATACTTGCTAATAAGTTTTTTGAGTGTGGGTGGTATTATCTTAGAGTTGTTCTCATGTACATGAACAAATCCTCCTTGAAGGATATGTGCAGCACCAGATTTTGCTATAAGATTTTGTGTTGCCACCACTTGAACGTTATGTCCTTTTAGTTTAGCAGTCTTTTTCGCCTCTGCAAAGAAATCCTGCTGTGCTGTCAATTTTATATTACCCTCAACAGCATCCCTTGCTGTCATGACAATCTTTTTGGCATTGACATTGAATTCACCACCACATTCTATATTGAAGTCACCATCTACCAATATATTCAGAGGTCCTGTGCCTTGCTGAACAATATTAGAACCAGGATTCTCTGTTTCCTGTCCTAGTTTAGATCGCAGTTCCCAACCACCATCATCAAAGAGTCTGAGTGTCGCATCTGAACCAGCTTTTATCTGTATGTCAGCTTTTCTGACTACATGGAGATCTTCTTCACCTATTCTAATCTGCCCGTCTTCGGGATGATTTATAATATACGGAGGAAACTTAGACATTATGAACCTCTAGGGCAGTCAACAACTGTAAGAATTTGTGAAGGAGGTACGACTGGATCACTGTACTCAGATACAGGAACGAATGTAGTAATCGGTCTCACTTGTGCACCATAACCAGTTTTGCTATTTATTGAAAGTTGAGGTATATTTTGACCTAATGAACAACTTCCAGTTGATCCCACTATTCTACCATTCTCTATCACAGGTGTCAACACACATCCATCAGGTGTTGTTATAGTATCACCTTCCTCATATCCTGTACCTGTGCTTATGATATCAAGTTCTTTTATTTGTCCTATCACCTGCTCCCCATCACTTCCACCACCTAGATAACCATCACCTGGATTTGTTATAACAACATTTTCCAATACCCCATCCTTTATTATTGCTACACCTGTAGCACCTAAACCATTACTACAATTATCAATGAAAGTTACATAAGGTTGTTCTGTAAATCCTAAACCTAGGTTACTCATCTGGACACCAACTATACTACCAGTATTATTGACAACTGCTTGAGCAAATGCACCAATACCACCACCACCGAATATTTCTACACTAGGAGGTTGACATGTCTTAGGGTCATATGGATTACAAGGACCTGCTAGTTGTTCCATCTCACTTGTAGAACCATCAGAATCTCCAGTCAATCCAGGGAACATACCACCAACTAAACCATCAACACCACTGTCTATCTTACCAAGAAGACTTGTCATTCCCACCATCTTCTGGAAGTCTAAAGCATTCTTACTATCAGGACCTTGATTCAATTTCCAGTCAGTTATACCTGGATCACACTCAGATCCCTCACATTGTAGTAGATTGAGTAATTCCTGAATGCCACCAAATGCTTTACCCATCATACCTGAGAAACTAGGGATAGAAATGCCAGTAAGACCTCTCATCATAGTAAGAAAAGGTGCTATTCCTTTCTTTATCTTATCAAGAATGTTAGAGAATAGTCCAGCAAGAAATTGCTCTGCAGCACATAACGGGAAGTTGAGTAGTTTACCTAGAAGAGATTTGATAAACTTAGATATTGTATCCTTCAAACCTTTCATCAAATTCTGTAATAGACAATAGATACCATCTTTCGCTTCCTCTATACCAAGTTGCTTTGAAAGAAAATTGGGATCTAAGAAGTCTAATTTAGATTCTATCCCTTTATCAATCTCTTTGAATAACTCTGATCTTGCTCGACTTATAACACCAGACATACTACCAGCCATTTTCTGTGCTGCTCTGTCTACCAATTTATCTACATTTACAAGTGTATTCAATACAGGGTCAATGTATCCGTCTTTTACCTTCTCCAGTTTACCAATCGTGTCCATCAAACCAGTCAATGCCTTTGATGCATCACCCATCTCAATTTTAGGTATAGTACACTCAGTTGCTTTTACAAGTGTGAGTACCTCATTATTCTTTTCTTTACCAATAGTATTCTTACCTATGAGTTTATCATTATTGTCTGGTATACCACCTATCTTAGTACCCCCACTCTTTACTTTAGTGGGTGTACCTAGTGCAAGCACAGGATCTACTGAGACTGGAGAAAAACCAGAAGTTGAATTTGATACAACATCATCCCAAGTCTTAATATCCTTTATATTTTTGTGTGCGTATAATGAACCAATAACTATAGGTTGTTGTGCTTCTATTCCATCAAGAAAGAAACCCACTACAGTTTCTCCACCCTGTAGTGTGTTACTTACTCCATAATGGTTGTTACCAGAACCCATCGTGGCTGGCATTAAAAAATGTGCCCACGGTAATTCGTTATCCTCTATGTCCTTGGTAGCAGGATGTTTTCCTAGGATTCTTAGTTTTGCTCTGTAACCGTAGTCATTTGATTGCTTATGATCATCTTTTCTCCACCATTTGTCTACAACTACTTGTCCGACAAACCAGTAGAATCCATCATGCCCAAAATGACTACTCGTTATGGATTCTTGTTCAATCATTAGTCGTCATACACTAAACATTCTGGTTCATCTGGATGTAAGTCGCAGAATACTTCTAAGACATTAGGGTCATGATGATCCCCTGCTTTGATCTCATCCTTGTGGTGCTCTGCATATTCTTCTAGATCATGCAACTCCTCTTCGGTATGGTGACGCATTGGATCAGATGTCTTAGGATCAGCAAGGATCTCTTTGTCCTTCTTAATGTGGTCTTCGATTGATTTCATTATTCCTCTTTAGGGGTGTAAGATTGTCTTACCATTGTAAGACCAGTAAAGTCTCCTTGTGGATTGCCAAACTCATGTGCCAATTTCACAATGAGATATGTGCCAGAACTGGGTGTGCTTCTTCCAGTTTGTTTACCAGTATTTATGTCTGGAAATTCAAACTCTAGAGTCATCCCAACCTCTAGTTTGAGGTTCATGGGAATCGTACACTCAATCATTTGTGAATATAATGACTGATATCTAGCAGAAGAACCTGCTTGCCTCCAAGTTACTGCTTCACTAAGTTTTTTGAGTTCCTTTCCTTCAGCAGCAGTTGATCCCAAGTCAAGAACAGATAGTAAGCGACGAGACGGAGCCTCATCAACTGTACTCGCTACATCTCCTGTTGTTTCAGATTTATACTCATTGAAGGTAACAGTCCTAGTCATTATATCAAACACTATATTTGATGATTTGTACTGTCCCATTCTCAATTTTTTAATAAGATCGTGATTCTCCTTGAACTGTGGTGTAGCACTAAAAGTAAATGGATCAGCTTTCATAGCATCTTTGAATCCCATTTGTTTATATACTGGGAACTTAGGTTCCTTATCTAAACATGTCTTGATAGCCTCATAAACATATCCTTTGATTTCACTTTCATGGAATAAGTAACCCACTAAACCTGATGTAGGTGAATCTTTACCCTCTGACTTCAGAGATTTAGTTGCTAGTCTATTGATAAGGTTTATAGGTCTGACAAAGTTGCCACAGAAACTATAAGAATTATCGGTATCTTCAACCATCAATCTATCTACAGCAACTTTCAATACATCTGTCAATATTGACTTTACACTATCACTTAGTTTATTATCATATCTCTTTATAACT